AAGGTTGCTGTAGACGTAGCCGCCGTTCATAGCGATGGTCCAGGCGTAGGCCGAACTGCACTCTGTGGATGACCAGTACCAGTCATCAATGATGTTGTTGGAAGAGCCGAAGTAATAAGTGATTTCGGTGTTCAAGTCGTTGAAATACTTATAGAGCAGCCAGAGCTGACCGATGGCAGGGAGCGACCAAGTGGTAGGGTCGTCAATACCGCCGTCGGCTTTGGTGGATGCTTTCCAGGCGCGAGCGATGCGAGCGGCAGGATAGTCGATGCCGTTATCGGTGATAGCCTGAATAATGGCATCGGTGTTTTTCTCTCCGTCGATGTCATCGAGGTAGGAAGGCATCCCGTAGAAGTCGGTGAGGTTTTTGACGTTGTTTGAATTGTTGGGAGCCCATTGCATTGTTAGCGAGTTGGAATCGGATAGAGCGTTGGCCTTAGCGACGATGAATTGCTGACGTTCGGCACGGATGCAGACACCGAGCATGATGTACTGAGATTTGGCGTTAGCGCCGAATCCGTCCCACTCAGCGCGAGTGAAGAAGGCTTGCGCTTTGGTGGTTTTGTGCAGACAAGCGAGGCGGATATCGCGCAAGCCCCCTGCCCATTTCATATACTCGGCGAGTTCGGAGAGCGGAGTGGTGTCGTTGACTTCAGAGAAGCCGAGCGAGTTGAGCGTGGCAACGAGCTGTTGACGGTTCTGTTGCATGAGGTGAGTTTCTTCGAGAATATTATCCATAATAGATTAGTCTAAGCAGATTGGACGAACTGTTTTTAGGTTAGTTTTTCCTTCGACATACGCCGAGCCGGAATCGAAATTCATACGGTAGGCATTGGAGGTGTCGTATTGCTGACACGTCCAGTAGGAAGCGGTGGTCGAGAGGCAGAAGTCAGAAGCCCACACAGCGGTAATGATGGCGTTGATTTCCGTGCGGAAGCGGAACATAACGGTGAGTTGGGCAAGCGTAGGCAAGCACCATTGAGACGAGTCCTCGAGGCCGTCGGCATCCTCGGTGAAAGCCTTGTAAGCGACAGCAGCTTCAGCGGCAGGAGCACCGATAACACCGTTGGCAGTCTTATCAGTGTAAGCGTCGATAACATAGTTGGTTTCCTTCCAAGCGTCCCAGTAGGAGTAATTGTCGCGTTTGGTTTTATGATTGTGGGCGTTGGCAACGCTGACACTGCCGCCCCATGCCTTGCTGTTGATGTCCTCGGCGGCGATGATGAACGAAGTGGCACAGGCGCGGATGCGGAGACCACGGAGGATGAACAGGCCTTGCTCGGTAGCAGAGAGAGATTGCCATTCTTCGAGGGTGAAGAAGAATTTTTTGTTGTCGCGGATGCGGTTGGCGGCGATAGTGACATCGAGGAGACCGGCGCTCCACTTGGTAAGCTCGGGGAAAGCAGAGGCTCTCGCTCCCTCGGTGAGAGAGAAACCGAGGGAGTTGAGAGCGTCCACTTGGGCTTGCTTATTACGACGGAGGAGAGTAACGGATTGTTCGTTAGAAGCCATTTGAGAGTGGATTAGGAGTTGATAATATCATGAATTGAGCTATTTTCTTCGGCGATGCGAGCGAGATATTCGTCATAAGTTTCGCCGTTGTAGTAGCTGAGGTGAGTGCCGATATTGTCGAGAGTGACGGTTTCGACATCAGGTTCGCCCGAAAGCACATCGGCATTGACATCATCAATGGCGGCGATGTAGGCTTCGACAACGATAGTGACGGTAATGTCATCGATGCCGCTTTCGATATCGTCGATTTGCGACTGCTCGAGGATTCGGGTGAGGTAGTAGGTGGCTTTGACAACGGGGAGCGAAGCATTACCACCGTCGGAGTCGAGACCGGCGACACCGCGAGAGAGGATTTCGAGGAGTTCCTGACCTGTGCCACGGACTTCCATGTTGTCGCCGGCTACGATGCGGAGGCGTGAGAGCGTATGGTCGGACGACTGACAAGAGAGGACATCGGAGAGCATCCGCACGGGGTTGATGTTGGGCGAGGTTTCGATGCGGAGCTTGTTGACCTTACCCCACCCTACGACTTTTAAGCCTGAGGCGGCATTGATGCCCGTGTAGGTCAGCGAGGGCAAGCCGATGAACGAGACATCGGTCATGGTAGCCGGGAGCGTGATATCATTGATAGGCGAAGTCTCGGCGAGCGTGAGCGAAGCGAGCTGAGAACCCGAAGCGTTAATCGACGTGATGCGCGGACAGCCGGAAGCGTCGATAGAGGTAATCTGAGTGTTGCGGACATCGAGAGATTCGAGGAACGGGAGTTCCAGCTTCAGACTCTTGCAACGGTCGTAGCTCAGAGTGGATTCAGAGCGAGAGCTGCTTCCGAGGATCAGAGTTTCGAGCAGAGTGGCAACGCTCAGAGAATCCTCGAAGCCCTTGCCGAGAGTAAGGTCAGAGAGGTCGAGCGAGCTGAGGCGGTCAGCCTGATAGATGTAAAGGTCAGAACCACCGGTAACGGAGAAATCGCCGTTGGCGGCGGAGAACGTGTATTGTTCGCCGGCTTCGAGGAGAACAGCCTTACCAACGTTGCCCTGCTTTTCAGAGCCTACGGCAAACCAACCACGTTTGGCGGCTTTGATAGTGATGGTGGCGTTAGACGGACCGGCGACACGACCAATCATAGTAGTAGAATTTGAGAAAAATTCGCCTACCTGATAGAAACCGTCGCGAATAGACCAGCGGCGCGAGATATAGTCGGGGAGTGATGTGAGGCCGAGACCTTGCAGAGCGTAGAAATATATTTGGTCGGCACGAGATGTAACCTGAATATATTTGCGTTCACCGTCATAAGAGCTGACCATCTTAGGCCAGTCGAGAGCGCGGTCAACATAGTAATGGAGAGCGCCCGACTTGCTGAATGGGTTGATAACAACACCGTCAACGGTAGTTTGTGCGGCAGTCATGGCAGTAACGACAGACTGGAGCGTGATGTAATCGCCCGAAGCGTTGACAAGAGTTTTACCTGCTGCGCGAATATTCACCCATTGCACAGAGTTCCAGCCGGCGAAGGGATTTTCATATCCGGTAGCTTCATCCGAAGCCTTAGCCGGGTCAACCTCAGCGTCAACGGTGCAGCCACCTTCGTTGTCCTTGTCCCAAGCGCCATCGGCATCATATACCTTATTGGGGTACATACGGAGAGCGTATTCAGTAGCGGTCGAGTCCGTTTCAGAATAATAGACACCATCCTTGACATAGAAGCCATCCTCGAGGAACCACATCGGTTGCATATTCTTAGCCTGTTGGTCAGTGAGGCAGAGGTAATCGGTAGCGGCATAGTAGGCGTTGAGAGCCTTCGTGTTGGCGTAGAGATACAGTTTGTTCTCCCATCGAGAGATGCGAGCGGTGCGGTCAGCTTCAGAAGTAGCATTGTCGAGGTCGCAAGAATCGGCGAATTGCAGATAACGGAACAGTTCGTAAGGGCACATTTTGCCGAGAGCGAGGTCGAGAGCGAGGTCATCATCAGCATCCATGCGCTCGAAATAGTAAGTCCATAGAGGCGCTTCAGAGAGACCGAGTTTAGCCACCCATGAAGAAACCTTTGTTGACATTTCCATCATGTCGGAAACCTTCGACACACCCTTGAGCCAACAGAGGCCGGTGTACTGAAGCATTTCATAACCGCTGACGGGGTTGAGCACGTCACCGGTAACGACAAAGCGGTTGCCCGATTTGCGCATAGAACCTGACGAGCGAGACCAAGCGCCGTCGCTGTAACGCATTACGCGGTAATTTAATCCGGCGTAAAGACGCAGCACATAAGGCTTGTCCGTTTTGAGGTCAGACGAAGCGAGGAAGCGAGTCTGGATTTGGTCGAGAGTTTCGCCTTCAGTACCATAGAAATTGTAAAATTTGCCATTGTTGAGACAGCCCTTATTATAGCCGGGAATGTCTTGGAAGCCGAGGGCGGTAGTTTCATTTTTATCCTCCTTCCAATTGCCTTTAGCATGAAAATAGACCGTCTGGAGCGTGTCGGAAGTCGAGCGATATACGGCGATAGGATGGTTGGCGGTAGAGTGATTGAGCTGAAGCCCGGTGAGATGGATGTCACCTTTATCCCATGTGCCGTCGAAATAACGCTGAGCCGGGGTCATATAGTCGTCACCCAGAGCGCGGAAAGTAGCGTTCATGAGGTTGCAAGTGCCGCAGTCGTTGACACCGCTTGAGTCAGAATAATCGACTTTGACGGTAACAACGTTGATTGGGAAGGAGTTTTCTTCAACACGGATGTAGCCCATGGCGAAGAGAGCATAAGTGGTGATTGCGTCGGCATTGGTATAATCCGGATAGAGAGCTTCGATGCGCCAGCCGTCGAGTTTGGTGAAATAGAAACGATCGTTTTTGACCTCACGTTTTGCCGAGGTAGTGCCTTGACGTTTCCACAGCACATTGTAAGCATGGAATGAACGCCACGGCATCGAGGGGCAAACATAGATAAGGTCGCACTTGAACTTTTTCGAGGTGTCAGTGCCGCTGTCGAAGTCGTCGAAAGTTTCCTCCGGAGCGATAACGATGTAATAGCCGATGCCACGATTATACAGCTCGGTGTGCGAGGGGCGCATTCGAGTAGTGCCTTCGGCGGTTTGGCTAACAAGGACATCCTCCTTGACATATTCGGCAAGCATAGCCGCAGTGTCGGGAACTTTCACGAGGTAGTTTTTGAACGCCTGAGCAAATTCCATATACGAATTATAGCCGAGCATATAGAACAGGTAGAGGTCAGCGTTAGTGCCGTTGAAAGAGATTTGCATATCCTGAGAAAGGTCGCCGGCAGAAGTGTAGCCCATAGAGGCAACCATTTCGCCGTTGAGATACATCTTCAGCAGAGAATATTTTACCGAGCCGCGAGGATAGTAAATCGAGGTAGGTTCGACAACGATTGTCGCCGTGACCTTTTCACCGCAAGAGAAAGCGCGTTCTTCAGGGATAGGATTGCCATCGTCATCAATGCCCTTAGAGCCGTTGCGGCAAACGATGCCAACCTTGTTTCCCTTGACGTAGAAGCCCGCGCCGGACTTCGGATCATAGCACTCGATGAGCTTGGAGTCAGAGTCCTTGACATTGGCGGTAGCGAAAGCGAATTGGATAGCAGCACCCGATTGACCGAGCAGAGACGCATTGCCCGAGAACGGCGAATAATTGAGCGTACCCGTGACATTTTCAGCGATACGGAGACAAGATTCATTCAGATAGCTAACGAAGCCATTGGTGGTGTAGTTAGCGTCCGATAGCGTGATGGCATATTTGCCCGACACGATAGATTTATCCACTTCATCATTGGAGCGAGTGGAGAAGTCAAACGAGAACAGAGCGCCGTCCTTGATTTCAGCATCGATGATAGAACCCGAGACCTTGAGGTTGATGTCGCCCGATACGATAACACGGTTGTCATCGAGCGACGAAGGCACAACCGAAGCCGAGAGTGCGATGAGAGCGCCTTCGGAGAAACCTTGAATTTGCTTTGTGACGGTGAATGTATGAGTGTTGTCAACAGTTTGCTGACGGATAGTAGTGGAGTTGATTTTAGCGTTGACAATCGTTTCCTTAGCGACCGGGTTGTAAGCAGCCACATCGAAGGTAACGGATTCATACAACTTGACAACGCCGTCGCTATCATCATCGTAACGGATGCCGACCATTGGCGCGGTGTTGTCGGGGTCAACAACGAAGATGAAAGAGTAAATCGTGTTACCGGTAACACCGGAGCTAACAGCAGTACCTTGCACACGGATTTGATAGCAACCGTGTTTGAGACCCAGTTCCTTCGGAGAAAAAGAAATGGATTTGCCGAATTGGTCAGTAACAACAGAGCGTTGAATTTCCTGCCATTTGCCGTTGAGATAGATTTCAACGATCGCCTCGATGCCCTTATCGGTAGAGTTTTTCGGAAAAGAGAACACGTCGTTGACCGTAACAAGGTCGGAGGTCGGCGTGATCAGAGCGTCCTCATTGACATTGAGCGTTTGATTGGATGTGACGGTGATATCATCGACATTGACGGTGATGATGTTCTGACCGGTGTTGCCGAGCGCATCGGTAGCTTCGAGGATGAATTTCTTTTTGCCGTTTGCCTCGAAGAACTGCGCCATGTCAATCTCGAAAGAATAATCCTCGAAATCGACAGAAGAATCAGCGTCAACGGTAGCGGTGTAAACCGTTTGCTTTGTGGAGCTATCCTTGAGGGTGAGAGTTTCGATAGTGTTTGCAACCTCCGTACTGCCCGACTTTGTGACAGAGCGGATAGCAGCCTTCAGGAGGATAGATTTGCCAACAGCACCATAGAGAGACGACTTCGGGAAAGCAATGGTGACGGTAGTGCCCGAAGATTCACCCGAACCCGTGCCGACATGGAACTGGATTTGAGAGCCGAGAGTTTCGTCATCTCCGTTGGCAAAGCCGAGTTTGACAATGCCCGGAGTATCTTCATCGACAATCATCTTAGCCGGGAGAGCCGCATAAACGCCGCGAGAAGAAACAGGCGAAGCCGAAGAAGAAGATATTTCATCGGTAGTCTCCACGTTGCCCCCTGCCCCACCAAAATCAGTCCATGCGGCAGAGAGACCGAATGAAGAAACAGCTTGTTGCAGTTGCTTAGTTTCCCATTTGCCTTCGCCGACCTTGTAGGTGATGACCATGCCCTCCTTGCGGTAGGTGATGCCCGAAGTAGATTCCTTGCGAGCGATAGCATCGAGGGCGAGTTCGAGCGTGTAATAGCTTGTGCCGACAGGATTGCCACACAGCAGATTGACATTGACGAGAGTTTCAGAACCTGCACCGAGGCCAGCCATATCAAACCAGTTGGAGGTGTCGGCAAATTCAGATTCGGCGAGAGAGCTGCCGAGATACTGATACATCTTCCATGCCTTCTCACTTATAGCGAAAGTGATTTGCATACCAAGTTTCTCAGCCTTGGCGGTGAGAACGGCTTGGATAGCAGATTCGAGGGTATAATAAGGGTTGAGTGTGTCAGTTTTCGGGAGCTTGACAGTTACATTATAGCAGTTGCCGGCTTCCACATCGACAGAAGCACCGATTTCGACAAATTTTCCAGACGAATATTTGTAGAGAGTAGCAGCGCAGAAGAATATGACATCAGTGCGGATTTCGGCGGTAACTTCATCATCGTCAGTGTCAACATCATCGGCATTTTTGAAATAATCTGAAGCTGAGAAGCCCGAGGGGAACGAAGCTATAACGAATCCGTCATTGTCATCGTCGTCAGATGCGATAGCGAACCAGATGCCCGATTTCGGGCGAGCCACAGACGAACGGCGAGGCATAAAGCCCGAGACCGGAACGATTTTAGGGAGGCGGAGGTTGGTAACTGCGAGGTCATCAGAGAGAGCTTGACCGGCTGAGCCTTCAAAGGCAGTGCCCTCGGTAGTGCCGAACGGGACGTTGTCAGCGGCATATTCCACCAATCGCGGAGATGAGTAGGTGTCGATGACGTGGTAAAGCGTTCCCTTCATGCGGTAGATCACACCATCATTGGGGACAACACCCGATTCTGTGCTTTTTGAGTATGCGCTTGGAGCATCTTCAGCACCATCGCCGCCGATATAATAGAATTTTTTGTCGGCGACACTCCAAACAATCCACCCGGTGTTAGCCTCGGCTTCCGACACATGATAGACAATGCCATTGATGGGGAGGATGCCGATATTGTTGACCTGAGAGGAGAGTTCGGTTGACAGCTCTGAAACGCGAGTGTCGAGAGCTTGACCGGCTGAGCCTTCGTAGGCAGTGCCTTCGGTAGTGCCAAACGGGATTTCTTCGGCGGTAAGCAGAGCGCAGAGAGCGCCGTCGTAAACTCGATAGAGCTTGGATGCGAGGCGGTAGAGATAATTCGGGTTAGGACCGAGCGGAGTGCCTATGCGGTCGAAACGGTTGTAAGTGTCGGCGATGCTATAACCTTGAGCAGACTCATCGGCGATGATGAAATATTTCAGCTCGGCACAGAGGCAGACCTGTCCGACCGTGAAGGCTGAGATTTCCGACGGATGATAGATAACGCCATCGAAAGGCAGGATGCCGACGTTATCAATGCGAGCGGAAAGCTCATTTTTCGCCGTGGCGACAGCTTCCACCGCAGAGTTAGCCGTCTCCGTCGCAGTGTCAGCGGTAGAGACAGCAGTTTTAGCCTTTTCGAGAGCCGATGACGCCGTAGCGAGAGCCTTCTGCGTAGTGGCGACAGCCGCGTCAGCAGTAGAAACAGCGGTGTCAGCCCGTTCGGATGCGAGCAGAGCCGTTTTAGTGGCAGACTTCGCCGTGGTAGTGGCATCGTCAGCTTCATCGAGGGCATTCTGAGCCGTAGTGAGAGCAGTCTGAGCGTTAGAGATAGCATTGGAGATTTCATCGCTCATTTCGGACATATCAATGGATTGCATCTGCTCGATGATATCACCAAGCAGAGCCGCCAGATACGAGGGAGAGATGGAATCTTTCGCCGTCTTGGTCGAAAGGTCGTTGACCTTTAGGAGAAGAGAGGAGAAATCAGACATGGGAATGAAAATTAATTACGATATAAAATTAGCACCTTCGAGGGTGCTAATAAAAGACATTATCTCGTGTAGCCCTTGCTTTTATAGTAGGCGGACGAGTAACGGAGATTGTCGGAATCGAGGGCAGAGCATACCATGCCGACGAATTCCTTGCCGAGAGATTTAGCCATGAAGTCGCGGAGATTCATGACCGAAGAAAAATATTTTACCGAGAACCAGCGGCGGCGTTGACGGACTTTGTCGTGTCCGATGTCACCGGGATTGCCGTGAGGGACTTCGCGTCCCACGCCGAGGTCTTGCCAGAGACCGTATTCCAAGAACGTTTGGGAGAGCGTGACTTCAAGGAAACGCCCATCAGCATCGACAGGGAGGTTGATGGGCGAGCGCCAAAGAGCTTCAGTGTTGAGCACCTTTAGCTTGAAAATGCGCTCCTGCCAAATATCGATCATCGTTTTGTTCCATGCTTCGACGTATTTTCGGCGTTCCTCGATAGCGGAATCAGAGCCATTCATCGGGGTTGTATTGGAGATCAGTGAAAGTAGAAGTGACTATCTGGAAGAAAGCACAAGCCATTCCCGAGAAAAAATATTGCGAGATTTCGGTGAACTGGATATCCGTATCGACGTAGATATTATGTTCCTCGAGTTGAGTTTTTTCGAGAATGAGCTTGCTCATAAATTGACGGAAGAGTTCGCGCATATCATCGAGGCGAGCCTGACGGAACTCCATGCTATCAGCTTTGTGACGCATAGCGAGGAACACCGTTTTGATGCGGCGAGTGTGCGGTGAGTTGTCGATTGACAGTTGCCCCTCCGATTCATCCGACACGGCGACAATAGCCTTAGCCGTTTGGAACTTAGATAGGCAATCGAGGAAGCCTTGCAGAGAGGAAACGCGGTGGAATGTGAAGCCGTGTTCCTGAGCGAAGCGATTGGTGGCGGTGAGCTGCTTAAAGAAGGAGGCAGCATCCCACGCGACATTACTTTTTGTTGGGTCCATATTTTCTATTCATTTCTTCGTATTCGCGAGCGAGAGCATCTAATTCGGTGAGAGCGCGAGCGGCAGACATCGAGAGGATTTCTTTTTCCTTAGTGATATCCCCTTTCGTAAGAGCGCGTATTTGGGAATCCACAGAGCGGCGGAGAGTGTCGAAATCGAGCTGAGGGGCAGAGCCACCTTGCTCGGCATCGGCAGGACGGAAAAAGTTAGGGAACATAGACGAAGTGAGGTTCTTGACAGCGCCCCACCAGTAGAACACGCCGAGCAGTTCGCCCGGAGTAGGCTTGATTTTCTCCGACTCGTAGAGGATTTGAGCCATCGCGAGCAGATATTCGTCGGAATTATCAGTCTGAAAGCGTTGCCAATAATTCTCACAGGCGAGCCATTGCTCGAAAGTAATGGCATAGATAACATCAGAGGGGACAGCATCGTGTTTGCCGATAGAATTGAGGCGCACGGGAAAATCCGGGAACTGCTTCACCCAGTCGAAGAACGGAACGAGACCGGCGATGATAGCAGGAGTGGCGGCGAACTCCGTGCCGTCGGCTTGGCGCATCAGATAGCCGTCACCATAACGGCAGATGATGCGGATGTGCTGCCAGTGGAGAATGCACTGCACGGCGACCATGGCGAATATCTGTTGCGAATAGTCGGAGGCAGAGCGGAACGGAGTAGAGGCGTAAGCGCGATTGTGTGCAACCATGCTATCGAACAGGAAGCGGAGTTGCTCCTGAGTGAGGTCGTCCCAACGGGTCGGGACTTTTAGATCAATCGTCATAATCAGAAAAAATATCCTCCTTGAACATTATTTTTGAACGGTTCGACCGTGAAAGCGTCCTTCATTTCCGAGCGCCACAATTGATAAAGCTCCGGAACGGTGCGGAGCAGAGAGACGAGCGGATTGACGAGCTTCCAGAGTTCGAGCGTGTCGGCGTGTTTGAATTTTTGGTCGCGGATGTGAAAATCGATATAACGATTTTCCACCTCCTTGACGCGGTCGATAATATACACAATTTCCTCGGTATCATCGCCCTCGTTATGACTTTTTATCAAAGAATTAACAACAGAGTTGCCGAAATAGGCATCACGAAGTTGAGCCTCAAAGAGCAGAGCGAGGTCGCGAACTCGAGCAAACGCCGAGAGCAGGTCAGACTCGCCACGCCAGCGAGAAATTTCCTGAAAAGAATTTACCAGTGTGCCGCAAAAATAAGAGCCTTGGCGAGAGGAGCGCCACTTGGCATCCTCGCGGAGCATATCGAGCAGGATTTCGAGATGAGCCGAAGCCGAAGATTCGAGCGAGCCGATAAGACGCTCGACACGTTCTTTTGAGGCAGGAGCGAGAGATTCCGTGCTGACGATGCCGAGGCCATTGGGAGTGAGTACAAGGTCGAGAGACGGGATAGCCTGTGCGAGCGCACGGTCAACGGTGATACGGCGAGCAATATTGAGAGCAGAGCCTTCGAGGACGTAGGCAGAGCCGAGAATATTAGCCGAGAGCCATTGTTCAGCACTGCGGAGATATCCCTTTATCTTGTCGTAGAGTGCAAGTTCATCATCAACCTCGAGCAGCACATTCGGGAAGTATTCACGGAGGATGTCGTTACTTGTTATCAGTTCCATTGTCTTGCTTGTTAGGAGTTACTTTTTTAGCATCAGTATGTTCATCGAGCGTGGTGAGCTGGATAAACGGACAATCAGGGCGCACACCGGTCCAGTCGTTGAAGCGGATTATGATGTTGTGAACCGTGAAGAGAATGTCGTGGTAAGGCTTTTGAAGTGCTTGAGCGATGGTGTAAAGCTCGCGCTTGTCAGAGCCTGAATTATTGACAGAACTGTTGCCCGGCACAGAGCCAACGAGATTAGAGTGGACGCGCATTGTAAAGCACAGCACATTGATAGCTTCGGCGATGTCACTTTCCCAGTCGCCACCCTCTTTATTTTTTGAATCGATGGAGGTAACGGAGATGTCGGGATTTTCGTTTTTACCGTCAACCGAGATGGATTTTCCGGTGAACAGCACAGAGCCGGAGTTCTGAGTGTTGGTGAGGAAGTTAAGCATTTCCAGCTTCTTCTCCTTGATGATTTCAGCGCGTTCTTTCGGGTCGGTGATGTGGCGTTCCTGAAACACATTGTCCCAATATCGAGATGACACCTCGATAACGTATTTAATCGGGGCGGCGTTTTGGAGTTTGGCGAGTTTGGCAGTGCCGATGAGCTGCTTGATTTTGAACCACGAGCCACGGAACAGCGAAGCATAATGAGGAATGGGATAGTAGAGAGAATCAACGCCGGGGAAGCGGCTCAGAACGGCAAATTTGCGGATGCCATCATCCTTGACAGAGCCATCGGGACGAGAGCGACGGCCACAACGGACGAGCAGTTCCTTGTAAGGAGAGCGAGGGTCGAGGAGGTCAATCACCTCGAAAGCAGTGTCGGGGAGCGATGAGCGGAAATTGCCGAAAATCACCTTGGGGATGCGACCGGTAGCGCGGTCGGCAGGAGCGAAGCGACAGTAACAGGCAGGTTTGCGGTGAAGCTCCACGATAGCCGAGGCATCCTGATTGAGGACGATGACCGAGACAGCGAAAGCAAAGTGTTTCAGGTCTTGGCACACGCCGAGGAAATAATCCGAAAGCGGATTATCGAGCAGGAAGTCAGCGACCTGAGAGCGCACCTTTTCGGTGGCATCATCACAGCGGTACTCCAGCCCCGCGCCATAGCAAACTTCAGCGTTAAAGACTTGGCAGGTGGCAAGAGTTTCGTCGCTCTCAATGAGGTCGATTATATCATAGGGCATATCATCATCCTCGCCCCAAGGAATGTATTCAATGCCTGTGGGGGTGGTGATGACTTTAGGTTCGGACTCTTCGCGGAACACATCGCGCGTTTTGCGGATAAACGCGGCGGATGAATTTGTGCCGGGAATTTGTTCGACAGAGAAAAATTCAGAGGACATATAGGGAGGTGTTATTAGAGGAAAACTTCAAAATCATTAATGGCGATAATGCAACAATCGTGGATGCAACGGATGGCACCGGAGGCGAGGAACTTGATTTGACGAGTGCCTTTGTAATAGTCGTAGCGCAGAGACACCACATTTTTAGCCTCCATAAGAGAGCCGTTCTTTTTTACGACCACGAGGTCAACCGGTTCTCCGCGCTCGAGCATCGCACGAGCTTGAGTAATATGCACGGCATCCATTAGTCGAAGGGCAGAGTAAACGGTGATGAGAATATGCCCGGAGACGGACGGAAAGCCGCGGTGTCATCATCGCTGAGGCGAGGACGGCGCGAAGCATAGCGCCAAGTGAATTTCACGGTGGCGAGAGACTCGTCATCGTCAGAAATTTCGCAGGTGTGGTCAGTGACGATGATGCGGTGAAACGAGCCGTTGCAGTCGCACACATCAATCTCGCGAGAGTTGAACAGTTGGTCGATAGTGCGAGCCTGAGCCTCGGTCATCGCCGCGGTAGAGACTTCGTAGGTGCGAGTGGTGAGGTGGTCGTACTGGAACATCACGCCACCGATAACAGCCGAGTCAACATCAACAACCGTTTTGGTGGTGACAGTGCCCGAGAGGTCGAGATATTCCACGGCGTTGAAGATATTGCGGAAGCGGAACAGCATCCAGTCAGTATCATCGAGCAGATAAAACGTCTTGCAACGTAGGGAGAAATCCAGCGTGAAGGAGACGATGCGGCGATAGGTGACATCAGGAGGGATAGCCGCTATCAGAGAGGCAACGGATGCAGAGTAAGTGTTGGACGCGCCGGAGGTGGAGAGCTGAGTCAGCAGATACAATTGGAGCATCCCCGATTGGTCGATGTAGCGTACATAGCACACTCCGGAAGCGGCTTCGTCAGTGGTAACGGAGATTATAGAGTCAGCATGGACGACAGCGGTGTCGAGTGTAGAGAGGAAAGCCTCCGAAGTGTCGAGGTCGGAGGGGAGCAGGTAATCACAATAGATACAGCCGATATTAAGAGTAACACCAGCCACCGAGAGGACGTAACTACCGGTGGAGATGCCCAGCGAGCGCATATCGGCTTCAATGAGGTCAGCCACATCGCTAATGACAACCGTATTATCGACAGCGTAGAGCGAGGTGGTGAAAATCGGGTTGTCAGCTTCGCCCGTGCGATAGAGCGACACCGCTACCGTGGTGTAATCCGTGGTGAGCGTGATGTCCTCGATTTGCGAGGTGAGGCACGAAGCGAAGTCGATGTAATCGGATGTAAATTTAGTATTCATATATGCAAATTTAATTGACGCATATCACTGAATAAAAGACAATAGCGAGGGTGTGGAAAGTAAAAGGTCGCACTCCGAGAGGAACGGAGCACGACCTGTGCGCTCTATTGTCGCGTTCTGCGGTATCGGTAATAGAGCCAACCCGATACCGCCAAACCAATCAATATTATCAGATACGCGGGCGGATGGAATGCCGAGGAAGAAGTATTTGATGCAGAAACTTCGTCGGCTTGAGATTGGGTATCTTCAGAGGTGGAAGCAACCGATGTCGCATCGGTGGATTGAGATTGAGATGCAGAAAGAGAGGACTTTGAAGATATCCGGTCGATGCGTATGACTTTAGGCGTATCAGCGAGTGCAGAAGAAGGACTTGCGCGAGTGGTGGAGTCGGATGTGGTGGAATATTCAACTACAATTCCCTCGATGACACAATCACGGTCGAACAGCATTGAAGAAATGGATTCGGAGTGCGATGTAGAGGTGCTATCGGCTTCCGAGTGAGAGATGAGTGTTTCTGACGCCGTGCTTTGTACCTGCCGAGAGGAAGAGCAGGAAACCATAAAAACAATCAGGAGTAAGATTAGAAATCGCATATTGAGAAAGATGGACAAGCTTTGTTTGCAAATTCGTTGTGGCAATGGAGCGTAGCGCCGGGATATTTAGCGAGGAGTTCCGTGACAAATCGGTGCATAGCTTCTTTTTGAGCAGGAGTTCGGGTGTCCTTGGGTTTGTTGTCCTCGGTAATACCGCCGACATAGCACACGCCGATAGAATTAGCGTTGTAGCCCTTGCAGTGAGCGCCGACCTGTTCGACAGGACGGCCTTCATGGATAGAGCCATCGCGATAAATCACATAGTGATAGCCGATATCCTTCCAACCGTTGCCCTTGACGTGCCATTCGCGTATTTGATCAACGGTGTAGTCCTTGCCTTCAGGAGTGGCGGTGCAGTGTAGGATGATTTTATTAATCTTGCGCATAGGGGTCAGGTTCGGGGGTGATACCATGGAAACGGCAGCGCTCGGAGAGAGCAATGTTGAGGTCGTGCATCGCGCGGATTTGGTCATAAATCATGGCTTGCTCAGCGCGATCAATAAGGTCGAAGCGAGGAGTGCGAACAAAATCATTCAGATGCTTCAGATGAAGCGATAGCTTGTTCTGTTCCAGCGCCAGCTTGGTTTGAAACTTTTTCATCGGATAGGAGAGAGTTAGAAGATTTGTGTAATGCCTCGAAATATGCGAGGTAGATTTTTAACATAAAGCGCATATCAACGCCGATGAACGTGCCAACAGCAATGAGGATTTGTGCGAACACGATGATGACAGAGGTGTCGATAACGCCCACAGGGGGCAGGAATAAAGCGACGAAGGCAAGAGCCACTCCGGAGAGGAGGAGAATGAGAGCAGAAGCGGATTGGATTGAAAGCCGGTGAGGGATTTCGGGAAGGAGGTGCTCTTGCTTCGAGCTTTTTAAGGTATGGAGTAGAGACTTCAGCATGAGGAGAGAGGTATTTTATTCGATGCAAAAATAGTGACGAAAAATCGGCAGATAAAAGACATTTACAGCACACCGGAAATGTCGATAGCACCGCCACCGTGGTAGGGTTTGGACTCACAGCCGATATAGAGAGTGTCGAAGGCATCCGTGCCGTCAGTACGGTGTTCGAGCAAATCTTCTTCAGACTCTGCGAGTTTTTCGCCGGCTTTATTTTTCTGGAAACCGTTGCGCCCACGGCTCACACCAGCCGATTGAATGGCAAGAATGAGGTCGTCGTTATTTTGACGATTGAACATAGGCATGAGGCGGTTGAGACCTTGGAAACCTTGGTTGATAAGATTGTACTTTTCGGCGTGGCGCATCGGATTACCAAGCGGAACAGCAACGACAGTCCATCCACGTTTTTCAAACTCGTCGATGATGGTATATCGGAAGTCAACACGATTGACGGCGTAGTTCTGACCGATAGCGGTTGAATCGTAATAAAACACGACAGTCTTGTTGTGATGGTGGACGTAGTACGAGCAAAAGTCCTGAACGAGAGCAGGGATTTTGCGCTCGAACTTCACGAAAAACGACTTGAGAACCTTGAGCTGCCCGAGGCGTTCGTCAGGCTGACCCGCCACAATCCAGTTGATGTTAGCGTTGTAGTCCATGCCGATGCAGATAGGGGCAAAGGGGTCAACGTCGCGGTCGGCACGGCTATCCATTGCCGAGGGGTCGAAGTCGAAGCCGAGAGTGTCAAGATATTCAAAATCGGAGGCGTTGTATTTATGCCCTTCCTTCATTGACGAATAGAAACCATCCTTTGCGATGCCGATTTTTTTGCACATGATTGATGTCTGGAACGTGAGCGGCGTAAGGTCGCGCTTCATGTCGCGGAGGTACTTTTCACCCAAGAGCTGCACATTCTCCACCGAGGAATATTCGCGATAGTAGGTGGCCGTGCTGCGTAACTGATTGATCATGCGGTCGAGGCGGCGGAGATAGTTGCGGAGATAATCAGGAGGTTCGATGCCTTTTTCGCGAAGCTCCATAATCTTTTGCTTTTGTCGCCATTGCTCATATACACCTGCCTCAATAGCCTTGATAACGCGCTTATCCATTTTCTTCTCATATTCGAGAAACCACGAGCCTTTTTTGCTCTGCGGCATATCGGAAAGCACGAGCATAGCATGGTTGAACGAATGACGGCAGAAGTGCGTTTTTATACCACCGTTAGCCGGCAAAGTTTCATCTTTCAATTTTTCATAGTTAATGAACTTAGCTTCATCGACCAAGAGCCACGAGAGCGTGAGCGAGTTGGCAGCACCGGGGCGGTCTTGCGATAGGATGACCGCAATAGAGCCGTTGTAAAATGAGATTACCTGTTCCCAGTCGTGCGGTTCTGTTATCGGTGCGGCGAACGTTTTCGGCGGACGGCGACCAACAACATAATGCACATTTTTGAAGTAGCCCCAGCGTTTCCACGCCGCGAATAAGCCCGGCAGTGTATTTGTCAAACCGTGCTTAAAAGTGGGGACAACGATGCCGCCTGTGCTTCCGGGCATACGTTGCATCATTTTCAGAGTATAGGGCGCGGCGATACTATCGGTTTTGCCTGTACGGCGCCCGGCAACTATTACCGTAGTGTTAGCCGCCACCAATTGCGTGAGCAACTGAGGGCGGTTGAAATATACTTCCTTAGTCTTGACTGTCGGCATCTTCGTCAGGGGTTATCGGGGCGAACAGCTTAGCCTCTTCGAGGTCAGCTTCCTCGTATTCAACATCATCAACATCAATACAATCCTTGGAGAGTTCCTTAGAGAGCTTGCTGATATAATCATAGAGATTGGGAATGGCCTTGATGCCGAGCACAGACGGGTCAGTGGTGGCAACAAAGGGCTGAGGCACGATTTCATCGTAGGGCATTGATGTCTCGTCATCGCGGTCAGCGCCTGTATATTTGGCATAAGAGGACGCTGCGCGTTCCATGGTTTTTGTGTCCTTGCGAGCCTTTGCCATCTGGTAAGTTTCGAGGATCATCTCGCAATATCGAGCACGGTGGAAGTCGCGCGACTTTTGAGAGAACAGCGGCACAAGTTGATGAAGCAGTGCGATGTCGGAATAGGCGGCAGACTGCGAAACATCGTAGCGCGACATGATAAGGTCGCGGAGACGGCGGTCTTTAACATCGGGGTTCGCGAGCCAGTAGTTATACATTTCGCGAACGCGAAGGATGCGCTCCGCCATGGCCACGGGGTATTTTTCGCGAAGTTCATCCTCCGAGGCGAACATGTCGAGGCGACAGGCTTCAATAGTAGCAGGTAGCGGCATAGTGAGAAATTGAGATTATTCGTCGTCCTCCATATCGAGCAGAGCCTTTTCCGACATCTCAATGGCGGCAGGAGAGCCAACGGCGGCGAGAGCAGCCATTTGTTTCCGGATTTTTGTTTTCTGACGTAGTTTGCCGAGGATGTAGGCTTTGCGAGCCGGGTGTCCGTCGAGAGCGATGTCAGATTTAAATTCTTCCTCCGGAATATCGAGCAGGATAGCAATTTCAGAGGGTCGGGTATATAGCGAAGCCAGTTGTTCAATTGAGGTCAACTGTTCTTGAGAATACTTCATGGAAGGGGACGGATTGATTTTCAACAATGAAACGGTAATTTTCGGCAAGGCGGTCGAATACTTCCGGGGCGGTGGTGATGATGCCCGATTCGTAGCGATTGCCTCGCGTGAGGTTCTGAGACATGACCACGGCAACCTTATAGTCGGAGTTCGACACGAGAAGAATTTTCGAGTGGTTGTCAGCGAGATAGCAGTGTTCAATCGTCTGCTCGATGAATGGCCAGAGAATGAGAGTTTTATTCGTGGCTTTGAAATCGAGGACGATAGAGAGCGAGTTGACAAGCCCCTCCTTCTCGATGAAGAATATTCGACGGAGAAACTCCTCGGAGATAGAGAACGAGGTCATGCAGATGTCGGCGGGACCCGTCTGCGCCAAAATCCACTGAAGCACATCGGCAACTTGGACGATGTTGCTCAGGTAAGGCTGCACCGGGTGCGTGTCGAGCGGTAAGAGACCGGCTTGCGCGACTAATTTTTCAGAGAAATTCATTCGATGAGACCGAGTTCACGGAGTTCGGCGGTGAGCTTCTCCGAAGGGTTGTCGATAAGATTGTACCATTCAACGATGCGAGCGCCCAACTCCTCATTGCGAGACTTGGCATATTTGCCTTTATTGAGGTTGATAAGGCGGAGAGCAGTCTTGGCATCAGAGCGAGCATCAGAGGCAGTGTCAACCACAGAGGCATCAGAGCCATATTTGTAATGGTCGTAGATGTTGAAATTCTCGCGATATTGTTTGTCGAGCTTCAGCAGTTCCTTAGCCCACATATAGCGGTCGGAATCGGGGCAAGAAGAAGTCTCGGAGTTGATAAGTCGGAGTTTGGTGTGGCAGTCGCGCATCCGCTTGAGGATAGAGGCATTGTCAACCCAACAGGCTTGAATATTTTCAGGCAGAGAGTCGTGGTCGGCACGTTTGCCACGCTGATAGTCGGAGCGAGTGGAGACACCTGTCTCGGCGAGATTGCGAGTGGCGGCGATTTTCTCCACCTTCGCCATCATTTCGGTGACTTGCTCGTGAGTGACTTGCTTCACACGGAGATTGTACGCCTTCTGAAGCTCGTACTCAAGTAGCTGAGCCTTAGCTTGAGGATTGCGCACTATATTGTTGTAAACTATAAGATTGCGATTGATACGCAGAAGGAGGTCAGCACCGGCGAGTATGTCGCGCGACGAGGGATCGGTGTCGAGCCATGCCTTGATTTGAGGAGTGAGTTCATGTGCCATATTATAGGGCGTTATTTATACCTGCCACAAAGAGCAGAGATTTATTCAGAGGTGATAGTAACTGTCGCATAGCCTTGAGAGTAGAGCCTGTGGTAACGAAGTCGTCGAACACGATAATGTTAGGGGCATCAGGCAAGCGATTGAGTATAAATTCGGCGTTGATGCGTCCGCGATTACGGCAGAGGGCAACATCTTCAACGAATGGGATGCCGAGGCGCACGGCGATTTCGGCAGAGATGAGCGATGCAAAGTTATGTTCCTTGTGTCGGCGTTTCGGAGTGGTGCATATAGCCCACGATTGAGGCGAGGGCGAGCCACAGAAGAAGTCGAGGAGGAAGTCAGCCATAGCCGAGGAGAAATGATGAATTTCTTCGGGGTCGGACTTGATTTCCTTGAGAGTGCGACCCATGACCGATTTTTGCCAGAGCGATAAGAACCAGACCGTGCCACGGTGAACCATGCGAGGATGCCAATCGAAATTACAGCGGGCTTCAACGGAGGTGTCCCATGCCCGGCGAGACTGTTCGGCAAAGATATCGCGCTTAACAGAAATATCACCGAGAGCCGGTGACACGTCAGAGAGGTCAACATCGGCAATGATGTCAGACATCTCGGTCAACAGGCTCCCGGTGACAGAGAGAGAGGAGGAAGGGTTATGCTTCGTTGATGACACCATCTTCCGTCTCGATTTTACCAGTGTAATAGGGACAGTCAACAATGTCAACAGCTTCGACAGCGATAGTAGTGCCGGCGGTACCGGTAGCACCTTGACCGTTGTCACGGGCGTAGGTAGTAGTGGTGTCGTAATATTTCGAGCCAACCACGCGGAAGTTACCTGCCATATCTTCAACGAGGAACACGTTGTTGGTATTAAGCAGGAAAGCCGAAGCTTCGGCAGTGTCGGAACTTACATCGGGGAGAGTGAGCGACACGGTCTCCTTGATGGTTTGCGAGGGATATTCGCCCTGAGTTTCCGCTTTGAACTCAGCTTTACCCGGAAGGTGGTCGGCGTAGAGCCATTTAGCACCTTCGGCGAGAGTGAAGTCGCCGGAATATATAGCCGTGGTGGGGCGTCCCAGCTCATCAACGGCGAGAGTCGGCCATTTGAGGATGTTGGAGATGTTTTGATAATACACACGGCGCTTGATACCGGGAAGCACCGGTTTTCCCTGGCAGTGGCCAAGGGATTTTTGGAGGGTTGTACAACTGTTAGACATAGCGATTATTGATTAGCGGCATCGCCGGTGAGTTTAACAATGGTGAGTTTGCGCGGGTCGATGGTGTGGAACTGAACACCGAAGAAGATGTTGGAAGCGAACGACAGGCGATAGTGACCTTCACGGAGGATGTCAACGGTAGATTGGTCGCTGACGTTGTCAGTGCCCCAAAGGAGGTTGTCCTTCTGAGTGAGGTACATGGTGTTTGTGCCGGCAAGTTCGGGGAGCGGAATGATGGTGATGCGACCGTTGCTGCCCTCGATGGTGGGTTGGTTGAACTTGGTGTTGTAGGGGACAGCGTTGTGAGTTTGGAGGTAGCTTTCGTTGTAGAGGTCGGCAAGATCCTGAGAGCAGAGGAGGATTGATTCCTGAGCGCGGAGGAAGTGATTGCGAGAATAAACGAGGTCCTTCAGGATGTCGCAAGTATTGATTGCGGTGAGCTTGTCGGAGATGTTGTAGAGGTTTTTCTTCTCAACAGAGATATTGCCGTCGGCGATTTCCTTGTCGGCGATAGTCTCGAAACCGTCAAAGAGGTCGGCGGTGGTAGTGCCTTTTTCGTTGCGCTTACCGGTGAACACGGCTTGAGCGAGGTATTGACCGCGAGATTTGGCGATTTGAGAGAGGATGAGAAGGGTTTGAGGCGCACGTTTTTGACCTTCGCCGAGAGTGGGCGCGTTGTAGCCCATGGTGAGGAACGCGTAGTCATTGGGGTGGAAGAGGTTGACATCGTTGCCGAAGTAGGTAGTGAGCTTGCGGTAGTCGATGTTAACGTTAGCAGCAGACTTGCGGTCGGGGTCGTAAGGTGCATATTGAGCCTCAGAGGTAACAGCAGGGAGCATCATGTCGCCGCGGAGGCCGGTGATGCCGCGCATATATTGGAGGACGTTTTGGGCTTGTCGGATAGGAAGGTCAAGAAGTTCCTTCTGCCATTTGACAGCGGTTTTTTTGTAATCTTCTAACGCGCTGTCAGAGATAATAATTTTGGATTCGTCAGCCATTTTCGGAGAGATTAAAAGGGTGAGAGACTAAGAGAGTTGGCGCATGAGCCAATCAACATTTTTGTTGACATCGTCAACGGGGCGTTCCTCGTCGGGACGGTTGGCAGGTTCAACGACCGCAGCGGAAGGAGCGGCAGGCTCTTTGCGGAGGTCGGCAATAGTTTGGTCGCGTTCGGCAATAGTAGCCTTTAGAGATGCGATTTCTTCATCTTTTTTGGCGATGTCGGCGGCTGAAGCTTCGAGATGATCCTCGATTTTTCCAGCCATTTCATCGGTCAGCGAGAAGTGATTCTCGGTGAACTCGATGGCGCAGCCGATGAGAGCTGCAAGGCGAGTGAGAGTTTTAGCCATGATTGAGGGTTGAGAAGGTTGAGCAGCTTGAGCGGTGACAGGCTCGGCAGCGGTGTCGGGGGTGTCCTCAGAATGTTCAGACTGCTCGGAGTGAGTAAATGGAGCGGATAAGAATTGGAAGAAACGCTCCATGAGAGAGCCTTTCTTGAGTGAAGATTGAGCCGGAGGCATAGGCAGACCGGCGGAGTTGATGACGGAGAGGGTGGATTCATCGACAACAGGCGCAGCGTCCTCGGGGGCGTTGGTAATTTCATCGATGAAGCCCCACTCGAGGGCTTGCTTGGCGGTGAGCCATGCCCCCTCCTTCATAAGGGCGAGGAGTTCGTCCTTAGATTTTTTGCATCGTTTGGCGTACATGCCGGCGATACAACCGTCGATGGTGGCTTGGTCGGCCTTCATCTTCTGAAGCTCTTTGATGTGGGCTTCGAGTTCATCGGCATTCATATAGTCCCATTCAAACACAAGGTTCATACACTTGTGAACGAGAATAAGGGCATCGGCATCCATGGTAACGCGCTTGGCGCCCATCGGAGCGATAGTAGCGGCGGATGCGCACATGCCAACGAAATGGCAGTGAACATTACCGTGGATAGAGAAGAGCGATGAGATGGAGAGAGCCGAATCAACCCTACCACCGAGAGAGTCGATGAGCACGTTGACCTCCTTATCCTTGTACTTGTCAAGAATATAAGAGACCATGTCGGCAGAGAAATTCCAGTTGCCGACAGTGCCTTTGAGGTGGAGTTGATAAGATTTGGGCATATTTCGTGAAATAAATATGCCACAAAAATAGCCCCTTCAGAGAAGAGGCTAAAAGACTATAAAATGCAATCGAGCACCGATTTCTGAGCGATGTGAGTGATTTTATAGGAGCGGACGGCTGAGTCCTTCCCGGGAGAGCCGGTGGTTTCGGAGTAGGTGATTACGGGATAGCGAGGTTCTCGGCTACCGATAAGCACTTGGCGACCTGCAACCGTGGTGATGACGAAAGCGAGCGGTTCGGCTTCAGGCAGAGCATCCACCGAAGTAAACTCAAGAGTAGAGGATTCTTGGCGTTTGCCGTTGACTTTCGAGCCATCCCACGACAGAACAGGAGTGCCGAAGAATGAAATGGCCGTTTTTGGAGCAGACAGGGCGAGCTTGACGCCGCAGATTGCCTCAAGCATGACATTCGCCGGGAGCTGCGAGCATCGAATGTATTCAATTTTTACGATGCCGGGGAGAGAGATAACAGGCATAACATTTCGGGGGTTAGGTGAAAAATGTGCGTAATGTATGAAATGTGTAAATAGTTCATAATGTACGACTTGTGAAAATTAGCGCGTGAAATAAATGAGATTTAACAATCTTTAACTTGCGCGTTTTTGATAGGTTTTCCTCAAGCGCAGGTACATTTGACGAATAGTCTCCCAGTTTTTCGGATCATCGGAGATGCCGTGATTTTCCATGAAGGCATAAATGATGTCGGAAATTTGCACGTCCTCATTGAACAGGACTGACAACTCGTTCCAGAGCACCATCTTGAAACGCTTCCGGATGGTAGATTTCAGGGCATCGACTCCGGCTTCGGGCAGGTAGTTGAAGGTGTCGGGGTTCTTGCCCGACTGCTGAGGTACTTGAATGGGGATAAGGTCGGAGGATTCGGCATTAGTGACGGGAGTGTAACCGGCGGGGCGGCGTTTGATGAAGAGAGCGAGCACGGTGTGTTCGGCAGAGCCGCGGGGGAAGATGATGCGTTGAGAGGCATCATCCCAAAATTCATGGCGTAGCCAGTCGTCGAGGTATTTAGGGAGACGAATCAGAATAGTGTAGTTAATAGGCATAACAGTGAGCAGAATGTAGGATTGTCAATGCAGAAGTTTTAAGTGTATTACGTAGGTGCAAATATATGAATTATTTCCGACATAAACCCCTTAAATTTTAACAAATTGAGAAATCCGTGAGGGGAAATTAGAAAAAATTTCTTCACGCGCTCTGAAAATTTTCAGAAAAAACTTTGGAATGAGTTGGAAAAATTTGTGCAGTTGTGCAGAATTTTGCAACTGACGGAGTTTCAGCGCGTTAGAGCCGTACAAATTTTGCACAAATTTGTACGGATTTTGTACGGAATTTTGAAAATTTTGTGCGCTTGTGCATTTGTGCGCGTTTGTACGAAATTTGTACGGCTGTAATTTATTGATTTATAGGCGGTTTGGTGGTGTCCGTACAACTGCACAATTTTTTCTAACTCATTGCGCGGAAAAAAATAAAAAATATAAGGGCAAAAATTTTTTAATATAAAACGTTGAAAATGTGTACATTAGTACACCGATACATGAAAAACGTGCATGAAGTGCGAAAAGTGCGGCGGATGCGCACGGGCGAATTTGTACGGAATTTGTGCGCCCCCGCGCCCCCTCTGGTTTCACATTTTGCGGTTGTGCGGATGTGCCTGTGTGCTGACGGTGAAGTCGAGCCTCGAGCGGCGGACGGCGGCGTACTTTCGTACAACTGCACAACCGATTATTATTGCCTCCCCGGGGGTGCGGGGGTGCGGCTGCAAGGCAAAGAAAAAGAGGCGTAAAGGTGTCGAAAAGTGAGCACGTTAATGTTTGGTCAAACCCTTGACAATAGCTAACTTTGCATGTAACATGGGCGTTTTATGCCCGTGCGTATGATAAGAAATGTGTATATAGGCGTACACAAGAGTGCCAGAAGGAACTGTTACCTTATACGGCAGGAATGCAGAACCTGCCGACTGACACAAAAATGGAGCACCCTCGGGAGAGGAATGCTCCATTTTTCATTTGTAGAGATTTGACCGAGCGTCAGCAGTGAAAATCTTTCACTTTGAGCAGCCAGCCATGTTGACCGAGACCGTCAGTCACGAAAGAGTAGCCGAGAGAGGCAAGCACGTCGGCAACGTCATTGGGGGTGAGGTCGCACATGTCCGATAATTCTGAGATGATGTCCGCGGTGGTAAATAGTCGGACGCCTTTACCCATGGCGGAAGCTACCTCGTAGCTCATGAGCCAGCCGAGAAGGATAACCTTCCAGCCCGGTTGTTGCTCATTCATCGACTGATCGGGAGATGCCATCGTCATTACTATTGATATCGGTGGGTGTGTCGGGAGTGGATGAAGCTGCCTGAAGGGAAGGGCGAGCGGCGAGGAAGTCGTCGATAGCCTTGCGGAGAACCACAAGGTCGTCAACGGTGTCGAGGGCGAGGATGCCGGCAGAGAAGCCTGTGGTAAAGACTTCAACGTTAACGCCTGTTGCAACGAGACCGTTGCAGGCATCGAACACGTTGCGGAGATTTATTTCAACGAGGGTTTCAGTAGGTTTCATTTTAGACCTCCTTTTTTAGCCAATTTAGGTGAAACGGTTTTAGATGCAGAATTGTTCGAGTGAGGGGCGGAAGTGTCGAAAAGAAAGCCGTAGATGAGAGCGGGAAGCGCGAAGAGTGTGTCGATAGCGACTTGAGATTGAGCGGCGAGAGTTTCGTCGATGGTGATGATGTGCCACCACATAGCGGCAACGCCATAAACGCCGAGGGAGTAGATGGCAGTGCGGAGGGTGCAGACACGGCGAGCGGAGCGGAGAGCGCGGCGAGCTGCGGCTGTGAAGGCTGAGGTGATAGACTGACGCACGGGAGCGTCGATGGTGAATCCTTGGAGGATTGCGGCAGATTGGCGGCTCTGCGAAGCCGATAATGAAGCTGTGTTCATTGTTCAATGGTTGTTTGACTGTTATAGACAGAAAAACGGCTGTCATATTCCGTGTCGTCAAACAACCATTGAACGTTGTCTCCGAAGAGCAAGAAATGGTGGAATATGACAGCCGTAATAAGGTGGCTGATATGTGTGGTAGGGAAGTAAACTTCTCGACCTAAACGGGCATAAAAAAAGCCCGGAATCATGTTCGAGCATTTAACCGATGCTCTGCGGAAGACGATGCACGTCTCAGGTTGTTTGACGTCGCAAAGCTACGACAAATTTTCGACACGTGCAATAGGTGTGGGGAAAAAAGTTTTCAAGAATTTATCATTTCGACAAAATCTTGTTCAGTGATCACCTCGATGGGACAGCCTTTTTCGCGATACTTCGCCGCGGTTTTCATCTTGCCTGAGAGACCTGACTGCCCTACCACTCGCAAGTCTTGAGTGCCAACAACGAGATAATTGACATCCTGAGTGAGACGTTCAGGAGCTTCGCCGCCGATGGTGATGACCTTTGTGCGAGCTTCAGCGCGTGTCATGCCTTCCAGCTTGCCGGTAAACACAACGGACATTCCGAAGAACGGGTTGTTGCTGTCGGCATGGACTTCAACGGCATCGGTATCGAACTTGACACGGTGAGAGTGTTGAGATTTGGTGAGTGATGGGATAAATTCGTCATCGGTGGATGAGCCGACGGTGATGCGCTCAGCGGAGAGGAGGCCGTCAATGGTGTCGGCTTCGTAGCTCTCGACATCGTGCAGCACAAGGTCAGCCCAGCGTTCGGCAATCTCGACAGGGTGCTGCTCGTCGATGATGTCGCCGGCGAACTGGTCGCAAAGGATGTCAAAATTGTAGAATAGTTGGTCGCGCATCTTTCGGATGATAGCCTTTGCGTTGCAGTAGCGAAGCGGAGCATGGGCGACATGGAGGCGGTGGAGGGTGTTGTGCAGCACTCGCATTGCGTAGCCGTCGCTTGAACTAACGATGATTGGGAACTGTGTGAGAATGGTCTCTATTTCGCCCCACTTTTTGGCGTATGTTGGCGCGGCTTCGACAGTTTGCCGAGAGATGCCCGACTGAATCCACTCAAAGTTATTGGTCTGCGGGTTTAGGATATATTCTTTCGATGGTTGACGCTCGCCGTTGATGACCGGGACGAGGATGATGTGAGATGCTGCCGAGAACTCCTGATTGCAGCATTCGCAGTGAAGAAGGATGAGATTTGGTTTCATGCGTAATGTGAATAAAATGCGGTTTTTAGTTAAACCGTCACAAAATTATTACATTTTATCGACATAGGCAAAAGGGAATTAAAAGGGAAATATGGGGAAATATTTTAATAATTCCCTATTTTGGTAATTTATCTCGGAGGTTCTGTTCAAAAAAGCCCGGTTTGTGAACATCAAAGGGGACGAAGTGACGGAATATTTGACGGAATATGGGATGTAAAACAGTATGCGGTCAAATGTAACTAACAGGTATTCAAATAGGTTGTGCTCATTTTGAAGTGACGGAATACGTTTATTAGCAAAACACCCCCGCTGATGAGCGAGGGTGCGAGCCACTCTTGCAATGAAATGGAGTGCTAATCAAACAAGGCGAAGAGCGGCGAGTTCGGAAGCGAGACGGTGAATGCCTGTCTCAATTTTTTCAAGTTGTTTGTCGGAGATTGGAGTGCCGCCTTTGCGGTATTGGCGCATAAGGCTGTCGTTGATGCCGAGATAACGACCGAGAGCACTAACATTGAACATATTGTAATATTCAAAGAGAGAAGAGATGTCGAAGTGAAAATCAACGGGTTCAGATAGACAACCGGGGACTTCATCATTGTGATTAATGAATGAGGCTTTGACTTCTTCGATAGTGTTGAAGAAATCTTCTTTGGCTTCTTTGACGGTGTCGCCTGTGCCGATGAGCATTACACGCTCGCCGGTAGTGTTGTATGCGATGTAAGTTCCGTCAGATTGTTTTTCAATGCTTACCTTCATGATTTGATGTATTTAGTTACTTTCTATTTTCTTTTGAGAGAGATGGGGAGGGAAGCCCTCCCCTCTCAGATTAGAATCCAATTTTCTTTTTTAAAGCGTTCATCAGACCTTTGCGAATTTCTTGTGAGCCATGTCGCTCGACGATGAGGTGGTCACCTGTAACTTCGTGGATGTAAAGGTCATGCTTTTTGCAGTGAGAGTCGAATTTGTAGCCTTTTGCGATGGCGATTTTAATGAGTTCTTTCCATTTCATATTTGAGATGTTTTAGTTTTGATTAGCGATACAAAGATATAACGTTTTCGTGAGATTACCAAATTTTTCAGTAGAAAAATATCACGAAAATGTTATTTTTTTTGAGAACAGAGTTAAAGACCGAGCAAAGTAGGCTGAGGGTTTAGGCGTTCGGAGCGGATTTTGGCGAGAGCATCTTCAGCTTTGCGGCGGTCGGCTTTGGCTTCCTTTTCGCGAGCGAGAGCATCGTTGACAGCTTGAAGTGCGGCGATTTCCGCTTCATTGGCTTCGACTTGTCGGCGGAGAGAGCCGGCGAAATGACGATAGAGAGCATCGTAGCACTCGCGGCGATATTCGGTAACGGCTTCGCGAGCGTGTTCTGCAACGTTCTTCGGGTTGATGGTGAATATCCAACCGTAGATGTATTGGAGGGGTAAGCAGAGCATTTCACGCTCCTTGCCATCAGCGGCAACCGGGGTGCTCAGCACCCCAGTTGATGACAAAATCGGGTCTTCTTGAATCTTCTGTCGTTGCGCACGGGGGTCAACTCCGATAGCTTCGCAGATAGGTTTGATAGGGACGAGAATTTCGCCGTTAGCATCGCGGACGGCGATGATGTCAGTGTTATTGACACGAGTGATAATTTGCTTTTCCATACAGAAACATTTTTATGATTAGTGATTAGCTGTCTTGGCGAGAGTGATGCCTTCGTCGATGGCTTGCTGAACTACCTCGTGGAGCATAAAAGCACCTTCTTTGTCGTTGGCGAGGAATTGGAGGAGGTCGGCAATAGCGTAGTGTTCAAAGGAGAGCAGATTGGCAAAAGCACGTTGGAGGATTGAGTTATGTAGTTCGTAGAGTTCTTTAGGGGTCATTTCTTATTAGCTTTATCTTTGGTGTAATCTTCGATGTTTTTAGTTATGTCTTGGTAGCGTCGCCAGTCCCAGAACATGGCGTCCCAGACTTCGCCTTTTGCACCGGGGTCCTCAAGGGTGCGCTCGATGATGGCTTCGGTGAGAATGACACGGCGACGGAGACGGAGGTTCTCGGCGCGAGCTTCGTTGAGACGGTCGTTAATCCTGTTCAGTTCCGCGAACTGGCGGAAGCAGACGGCAAGCAGTGTCAGCACTGAGAACGCCATCGGGAGATATACTGTGAGAAACGTTGTCATTGTTTTGATTGATAGGGTTAGTAGTTACTTCGACATAGTCAACATCTTCGACTTCGTGAGGAGCACCGAAGATGTCCCGGAGGTATGGGGTGAATTTTACGTCGTGTATCGTGAAGGAAGCAGAATACATCATGCAAAATTAATTGAGGATTGTAACAGAGAGTTGAGCGAGTTCTGAATGGCTTGGCGCGAGGGTTCGGTGAAATACTCCGTGTAGTTCGACATGAAGCCGGTGACAAAGAGCATCGCCTCACGTTTGGAGTTGAACCATCCGTTTTCGAGCGATGGATTGAGGAACGACTGGCGACCGTTAGCCCAATAAACGCGGTAGCCGTGCGCCCAATGGCCATATTCATCAGAGGCGGCGATTATGTCGATAATCTCCTCGTTGTTGTCAGTGATGCGCACAGTCTGCACATCAGAGAGGGTGGCAGCGAGGTCATCCGGTTCATGCAAAAGATACTGATACGCGTTCGTCATAATATTGTTTTGCTTTAGCGAATTTATTACGGAATGTTTCGCTCTCCGAATAGTAGTAGTCGGAAGCGCGTCGAGCGGAGAGAATGGTGGTGCGAGAGCGGCGGAGAACGTCACCGATGCGCGAATCGGTGTAGCCTTCGGCGGTGAGGAGCAGCACAACAATCATACGAGCCTCGATGAAGCGGAATTTGCGGCAGGGAGAGACAACAGCATCAACGTCTTTGAGACCGGTAGCATATTGAGCTGCGTGGATTGCGATGTCGGATTTAGTCATTTGGATTTAATGTTAGAATGGTTTGAGTGTTTTTTCTTTTGCAGGGGAGAAAACGGTGAAATATTCCTTGCCGGCAGAAACGTCGCGAGTGCCCTCAAACGTTTCGTTGGGGTGCTTGGGTTTCCAGTCGGAGTAACATTCGCCTTGAGAGTTGGGGCGGTCAGTGTTGAAGTCGTAGCCCTTATAACGACAGTAAGCAAGGATTTTGTCGCGTATCGATGTGCGAGTGACGCCGTGACCATTCGGTCCGCCGGCATACTCGATGAACTTCTGGAACAGCTCTTGACGGTTGATGCGAGAATTGAGGTTGTCGCCTGAAGGGTCAAAGAACTCGTCAGCCCATTGAAGGAGCACCTCCGACATATTCTGGCGGAGAGTACGTTGCTCGATAGCAGCCATGGGCGGAGGAACAGCACCGCCACCATTAGCAGCCCAGCGGTTCTCAAACGAGCGGAAGTAATACATCACGCACTCAGCCATGAGATTGTCGAAGAGATTCCACTGATATTCGTCCCAGTCATCGAAGAACATGTGCTGAAATTCGTCGAACAGGGTAAATCCTTTGTGATACCACGCCGAGGCTTCCATGTAGATGATGCGTCGAGCAACGGAGTCCTCAGTAGCGCCGTTGATGGCGTGGTTGGTAGCGATAAGGATTTTCGGAGACTTATCGACCGGGATGTCAATCGGTGCCATGTTCTTCTTGTTGATTGACATTGTACCGTTGGCCATGTTGAAGATGCTCTCGAAATCATAGTTGACGCGCACGTCGTCGATGAACACCGAGCGAGTTTCGCGAGAGACGTTGTAAAGAGGAAATTTCGGGTCGATGTTTTTACCGTCGATAACGCTCTGACAGCGAATTTTGCCGACGGCAGTGCCGAGCAAAGATTTACCCGAACCACCTTTAGAGCGACCAACCTCTGACATCTGATGGTCTTGAATAACGACTGTCTTGCGTTCTGAGGCATATTTGTAGTCCGAAAGCAGATAGCCGAGAGTGGTGATTTTGTTGACGAGGTGCAAGAGCCATTCACGAGCTTCTTCATCGGTACACTCACGGATATTGTCGTGGGTGTAAGCATTGTTGGAGATGTTGCACAGGTAGGTCAGAAACTCGCATTTGGATGCCTCCGGGCTGTATTCGATAACGAAATCATCGCCAACCTTCTCCAATCGGGTGATGATAGGGACACGGGTGAAATTGCGAGTAAGGATTTGACGACGCCAAACAGTGCCGAAAGGCTTGCCCGGTGTGATGCTCTCGGTGGTAATCTCGACCATACCGTTGTTGTAGGGAGTGAGTTGTACGCCGCGAGTGAACACGTCGAAATCATCATCAATGAGAGCGAGCTGCTCAAGTTGTTTGTCGGCGAGGAGCGTGGCAATCTTTGAACTGAAGAACTCGTTGACGAGGCGAGATTTGCAGTTTGCCTGAATATAATCGAGGACGAAGTTACGGATTTCCCAAGTGGGGACACGGGAGAGGATGCCGTCATCGATGCGAATGAACAGATAGCCGGATTCGGGGTCATCCGAATTGCGGAGGCGGCGGAAACCGTTGTCACGGAGGAAATTCATCGTTTCCGAACAGTTGAACACCACTTTGTCGTTCTCCTTGCTATCCTGCTCGATGCTGTAAATGTCGCTGTCGGAAGAATATTTTGAAATGGGGACGAGGGTGTCGTTATCCAACTTGTAACGGATACGCCCAATCTTGAATGAGGCGAGAGAGCTGAGGCGATCCTTGTGCTGAAGGTAGAACTCTTGAGGGTCGTTGAGATGCCAGAACTCTTGAATTTTCGCATCGGAGAGCGTTGAAATGTTGTGGATATTACAAAGAACGCCACGGCCATCGTGCGAGTGCATAGCGTGGTCGATGTCGGCAAGCAGCGCATCCTCTTTGCCACGGAGAGAGTTGGCGAGTAGGTCGTCAATTCCCTTATCGTTGCCGGGGTTGGCGTTGATGTGACCCCACCAGATATTAACAGAGAGACCGAGATTGTGGAGCGTACCGATAAACGCCTTGAACTTGATAACTGCCTTACTGAAAGAGTTGGGGCGCTTGTCAGCACTGTCGCCGATGGTGAGATTACGGTGGAGGTCGTCCCAATCGCTATCGAGCATGAGGACGATATTGTCAACGGTGCAGACCTTGGCAATCTCCTGAATGTCGGAGAGCAGACCTTCGCGCACAGAGCCGAAGTTGCCGATGCCCTGAATGCCTATCGACGGGATGCCATGGAGACAGGCTTTCTCCGCCTTCTTCTCGCCTTCCTGAATGAATAGCGTATCGATGTGAGATTTATTCTTGAATGCCTTGCGGATAGTTTCCGGAATGTAGCATCGAGAGGAAGCGTTGGGCGGTGTCTGATATTTAATTTCCTTGCCGTCGGCTGTGGTGTGGATGCCGGGGTTGCTCCAGCGCACACGCACATATTGGCGAGGAGTGGATGAGCCTTTGGCAGTGTAGGTCATTGGCTGACCGTAGAGGTCATAATAATAAATCAGCATATCATCACCGTTGAGGTTGACGCGGAAATTATTATTGACCTCGATAGAGCCTTTTTTGAATGGCGAGGTATATGTCGGGGTTTTATCAATGATAACGTTTGCCATCAGGTTTTCGACGGTGAGACCTGATGCCTCGAGCTGGAGAGCACAGAAGGATTTTTTGAGGCTCTTTTTCTGCTCAGAAAGGGATTTTTCGCGGCGTTCATCTTCCGAGACGAGAGGTATGCCGGCTTTCGCTGCTGCTGCGGTGAAGGCTGCATCATAGTCGAGACCTTCGTAGTGCATGACGGCGGCGACGGCATCGGTGAAGCCTTTACCGCAAGCGAGGCAGGTAGCAGTGTTTTCCTTATCCTTGTGGATAACAGAGAATTGCGGCTGACCGCAGAAGGGACAGTTGACGAGCTGCGACGGCTTCGACTTCTTCACTTCCGGGATGAATAATCGGATATCCGCATCTTTGACTTTATCCACGAAATATTGGTTGTACTTTTGCATTTTATTTGGGGCGTTGTGGATGTGCGTATGTTAACGGTATTCAGGATTCAAGATGATACCGGCTTGGCGAGCCGCAGACTCGAGGGCGGGAAGCCACTCTAATTGCTCGTAGTGCATAACGGCTGCAATAGGATTAGGGAAACCTGATTGGCACGAAAAACAGTAGGCGAAATTTTTACCCGGGCGATGTACTACGGACAGTTTTTTCTTGCCGCAGAAGGGGCAAGTGACTTCTTGAGTTGCTTTATTGGGGTTAGTCCCGGGAATGAATGAGCGGATGTCAGCTTCTTTGACTTTATCCACATCGAATTTGCTATATTTAGGCATATATAACGAGTTAAGAAATGCGTATGATAGAAATTTAATTAACTTAGGATCTGCGGAGCGATCTTAACGAATTCAGCCTTGGAATGAACGTTTAGGCGGTTGTAGGCGTTGCGGATATGATTGTGTATCGTATTCGACGACAAAATTAGTTGCACGGCTATTTCATCAACGGTGAGACCGGCATACCATAGGCGGCAGACTTTCACCTCGGCAGGAGTGAGGTGGTGGCTAAATTCGGGGTGACATACAACTTGCTCGAGGGGGCATTCGCCACGGATGGGGCAAGCAACGTATTCAAAGTGACAACGATTGTCCGCATCGATATCGGGGATATCATCAAGTGCAGAAAAATTGCAGCGAACAAATCGGCGAACGATACGATAGAGGAAATAAGACTTGTTAGGTCGGCTCGCCTCGTAGAACTTCGCCAGGGCATTGTATGCTTTCGTGTAGAATGTTTCGATGAAAGCGGCAATGCGAGAAACGAGTTCGGTATCGGCAGGGGTTAACTGAGCGGTATGACCATCGGCTCGGCGGAACCAGACTTCAGAGTCAAAGGTGAAGAACTCGAGAGGAGTGGATAGCCTGTACGGGTCATTTTTATCAATCTGCGACATCCTTAAAGACATCATATCCCGCGATTGCATTAATTTTATCGCGGTACGTTTGGCGGATTCGGGTCTTACCTGACCGCCAAGTGTAGATAACTTGACGGGTGGCATTATCACATTGTGAGCGTATTTCGCGCAGCACAACAATACGTTGGCGAGCTTCCAAGCTCGAAACGAAAGAATTAAATGCTTCTGATGCTGTCATAATTTGTTTATGTCGATAAAATGTATTAATTTAGTGACAGCAAATGTAAGAAGAATAATTGTAATATAAACTATTTGCGACATAATATCGCAAGGAGTTTAAGTAATATTAACATATAGTGAAATGAAGCATCTTGGCGAAACATTAAAGAACCACATAGAAACCAATCACTTAGTGAAAGGGACAGTGGCGCACGATGTCGGCATCTCTTACAACTATTTGTCGACGATATTTAACAAGCCATCGCTCGACATGGCTCTATGGGAGAAGCTCTGCCTCGCGACAGGGTTGCCTCCGGCTGTGGCATTTTCTGACACGCCAATTGTGTATAAAACGAACTCCGATTTAAACGCTAAGAGCGTAAACGGCGATGCCCAGATACTCATCGGGGCAGAGACGGCGCAACTCAAAGAACTCGTTGCCGAGAAGGAGCGCACCATCCAGATTTTACTCAAGCAAGTGAAAATGCTGGAAGGGACGAAAACGGGACAAAACGATTAAATTAACAACCCTATAATGCCTGTTCAACGCAGTCAAAAGTGTCGAGATGTGAGCGCAATCCATCTTCTCACCCCGACA